CCAACAGACGTCACAGGCCGTAGCCGTGATGAGCTAGCAGACCAGTTCTCAGATGAAACAGCTAAGAGAGCTGAAGAAATGTCACTAGCAACAGCAACTGCTGCTATTAAGGCAGAAACACAAGTTATTGACGCTACCAAGCCTGACCGTCAAACAGTTATCGTTGACACAGTAGACCGGGTAGGTAAGCAGGACGACACAGTAGTTATTCGTGTTGTAGAGAACATTGAAAACATGACCCTTGGAGCTGGAAACAACTTTAACTTTAAGCCAGGTCAGAAGTACGAAGTTACACGTTCAGTAGCTGAACACCTAAAAGAAAAAGGCTATTTAGCAGCCAATATTTAATTGGTTAACGAAGCAGCGGACTTCCCCTCCGCTGTTTCGTTTATCAAGTTTTTTTAGTCGTAACCGCTACCATTAGACTAGTTACGTTAGGAGTGGTTAGTGGCTGTATTAGCAGACCTAGTGTCTAGAGTAAGGCTCGAGCTAGGCGACATGCCGACTCAGTTTACCTACACCGCAACAGGCGACGGAACCACTAAAGTTTTTGACATAAAAAAGAAGCCTGTTGAAAACACAACTCTTTTAGTTACAGTAGCTGGTAGCCCAGTAACTACCCCTGCCGGATACACGGTCCAACAAGATTTAGGCATTATTACTTTTGTAACTGCCCCAGGCGCGGCCGCGGCAATCTCAGTAGTTGGAACCCATTACCGATACTTTACAGACACAGATATTACGCGTTTTGTTAACACCGCGGTTGAACAGCACACCTTTGAAAGAACAGATGGTTATGGAAGCCAGATGACACTTGCTATGCTTCCGCCAGTTGAAGAGTACCCAATTGCAATTCTGTCAACAATTGAAGCTCTATGGGCTCTTGCTACAGATTCCGCGTTTGATATTAATATCTCTTCACCAGACGGGGTTATGATTCCTCGCTCTGATAGATACCGTCAGCTTGTACAGATGATTCAATCTAGAACTGACCAGTACAAGCAACTTTCCTCTGCTCTTAATATTGGAATTTGGCGTATTGAAATGGGAACACTTCGCCGTGTTTCTCGCCTTACCAACAAGCTCGTTCCTATGTACTTAGCTCAAGAGATTGATGACTCTCGTAGACCAGAGCGCGTTTATATTCAAAATGACCTCAAGGGTCGTAAACCAATGCCTACCTACGCAGGTGTTTATGACATCGCCCTTTATCAGGGTGACTCATGGTCTGGCGACTTTGACTTTCCATTTGACGTCACAGCTCTTAATTTTAAAGCTCAAATTAGAACATATCCAAATGCTCCGGCTCTTTACGCAACTTTTACTATAACTAAGCCTAACGCTGCTAACGGACTTATTCGTTTGACCTTGGCCCCATCAGCTACTAAGTACTTACCAGCAAGAGCTTTCTGGGACCTTCAAGCCACCAGTTCAACAGATGCAACCTTCGAACAGACTTATATTCGCGGGCAAGTATTTGTAACCCAACAAGTAACATTGGATTAATATGACAGTTATCCCAGTAAACGGCCAAATAATTGTTCAAGTAACCCCTACAGCGGGACCTACTGTTACTTTAAACGAAATTACAGTTGGGGGCATAAATCAACCTTCTGTGGCGTATTATCATACTCAGGGAACATCTTCGGCTGTATGGGTAATAACTCATAACCTTGGTTGGTACCCAAACGTAACTGTTCAGGACTCGGGCGGGTCAATCGTTGAAGGTGAAATAGCCTACACGAGCACCATGGCCCTTACGATAACTTTTACCGGGGCATTCAGCGGCAAAGCGTACCTTTCCTAAGGAGAAAAAATAAATGGCACGTAAATTTTTAACGGCACTTGATTTGACAAAAAACGAGCTTCAAAATGCTCGTATTCAAAATCTAGCGACCGACCCAGCAAGTCCTGTAACAGGTCAGGTTTACTACAACACCGCTTCTAATGAAATGCGTGTTTATAACGGTACTATTTGGGAAGCTGTTGGACTTAACGGCGTAACCGCAGATGCCGCAGAAATCAACATCCTTGATGGAGCAACCCTTACCACCACAGAGCTTAACTATGTTGACGGTGTTACCTCAGGAATCCAAGGTCAACTTGACCTAAAGGCTCCTTTGGCAGGTCCAACATTTACAGGAACTGTAGTACTACCAGCTACAACTTCAATCGGCAATGTTACTAATATTGAACTTGGGTATGTAGATGGTGTTACCTCCTCTATCCAAACACAGTTAAACGATAAAGCACCTCTTGCCAGCCCTACCTTTACAGGTACAGTTTCGTTGGACTCTTCAATCGTATTTGAGGGCTCTACAGCAGATTCTAATGAGACAACACTTACTGCTACTGACCCAACCGCTGACCGCACAATCACTCTCCCTGATGCTAGCGGAACGGTAATCCTTAGTACAAATAAGGTCACAGACTTAACAGCTCCAACCAGCTCGTTCTCAATGAACAGCAACTTAATCACCAACGTATCAGACCCAGTTAGCGCACAAGATGCTGCAACCAAGGCTTATGTAGACTCAACAGCTCAAGGCCTTGATGTTAAAGCATCAGTTCGTGCAGCTACTGCGGTAGCAGGAACTCTTGCTTCATCATTTGCTAACGGCTCTGTTATTGACGGTGTCACACTTGCAACTGGCGACCGTATCCTTATTAAGAACCAAGCTACTGGGTCTGAAAATGGTATTTATACCGTTAACGCGTCAGGCGCACCGACCCGTGCAACAGATGCCAACGTAAGCTCCGAAGTAACTGCTGGACTGTTTGTATTTGTTTCAGAAGGTACAGCTAACGGAAACGACGGTTATGTCCTTACTACAGATGACGTAGTAACTCTAGGAACAACAGCCCTTACATTTACACAGTTCTCTGGCGCTGGAACTTACACAGCATCTAATGGTGTTCTACTTACTGGCTCTAACTTCACCTTTGAGCCGCTTTCAACAGGTGGTTTGCAGACAGCTGGTGGTGGGGCTTCTATCAAGCTTGCTACCAACTCAGGTGCTGCTACAGACGCTAACGGTTTTGCAATTGGTGCTGGTAACGGTATTACCGTTGGAGCCAACACAATCTCTGTTGACGCCACAGTAGTAGCTCGCAAGTACTCACAGACACTGTCTACCTCGGCTACCACGTACACAATCACTCACAACTTAGGAACACTGGATGTTCACGTTCAAGTGTATGAAGTGGCCACTGGTGAAGAAGTTATTGTAGATAACGCACGTCCTGCAGGCGGTAACACTGTAACACTTGGATTTGCATCTGCACCAACATCTAACGCCTACAGAGTAGTTATAATCGGGTAATATAAATGAGTACAAAGGCATTAGTACCTTTAAACGTACTGGCTAAAGGCAGCGAGCCTGTTGGCCAACGTGCAGGTGACCTATACTTTGATACTACGACACTAAAGCTAAGAATATACGACGGCTCACTTTGGACCGACATTGTTGGTACTGGTGGCGCTGGTCAACTTCAAGTAGATGGTGGGAGACCAGCATCGTTCTACGGCGGAACTCCAACCGTAGACGGAGGGTATGTATCGGATGCATTTACAGGTTCTTATGATGGAGGAGATTCGTAATGGCAGTTAATATTCTACTACGCAGGGGAACCGCGGCTGAGTGGACCGCATCAAACCCAATCCTTCTTGAAGGCGAAGTTGGCGTAGAAACTGACAGTAAGAAGCTTAAAGTTGGAGACGGTCTTACAGTTTGGGCTTCTCTACCTTATATCACCTTAACTCCAACAGCTGCAGCAAGCCTCTACGCTACTATTGCTAATCCTAGTTTTACTGGAACAGTAACCCTTGACACTGGCGTTTCCCTTGTATTTGAAGGCGCAACTGCAAATGCTTATGAAACTACATTAACAGCAACAGACCCTACAGCAGATAGAACTTTAAATCTTCCAAATTCAACAGGAACACTAGCTACACAAGAACATGTAACCAGTGAAATAGGAACACACAGCTCAGACACAACCTCAGTTCATGGAATTACAGACACTGCAGACCTTGCTACAAAAGCATATGCAGACACGTCTGTAAGCACACATAGCGCAGACACAACTTCTGTGCATGGAATTGCAGATACAGCAGAACTTGCAACTAAGGCATATGCAGATGCTGCTGCCTCTAACGCAATCTCTACATCACTTGGTACACACGAAGCAGATACACTAGCTGTACATGGGATTACAGACACTAGCCTCCTTGTAACAACAACTGGAACTCAAACTCTTACTAATAAAACAATTACTACTCCAGCTGGACTAGTTAAATCAGATGTAGGCCTAGGCAGTGTAGATAATACAACAGATGCTAACAAGCCAGTTTCCACAGCAACACAAACAGCACTTGATTTAAAACTTGCCTCTGCAACAGCGGCTTCTACATATGCACCCTTGGCTAACCCAACTTTCACAGGAACAGTCTCAGGCGTAACTAAATCTCACGTAGGGCTAGGAAACGTTGATAACACAGCAGATGCATCAAAGCCAGTCTCAACTGCTCAGCAAACAGCTCTTGACCTTAAGGCAAGCCTTTCTGGAGCAACATTTACAGGAGCAGTTTCTGGAACTAGTTTAACTCTTTCTGGCGACTTAACAGTTAATGGAACTACTACAACATTAAATTCAACAACAATGTCTGTAGATGATAAAAATCTTGAACTAGGCTCAGTTGCTACCCCATCAGATGTAACCGCAGATGGTGGAGGTATCACACTTAAGGGCGCAACAGATAAAACCTTTAACTGGGTAGACGCCACAGACTCTTGGACTTCTTCAGAGCACATCAACCTAGCTTCAGGAAAAGACTTAAAGGTAAACGGGACTGCAGTTATTAGCTCAACCGCTGGTGGATTTATATTTACTGATGGCACACAGACAAAAGAAGGCGTACCTTCACGAACACCTATTATTCAAAAGACGGCAGCATATACTTTGTCAGCACTTACAGAAAGAGATTCTTTAATTGAAGTTTCTTCAGCAACTGGTGTAACAATATCAATTCCAACAGATGCTACACTTGACTACCCAATCGGAACAGCTATTGATATTCTCCAAACTGGAGCAGGACAGGTAACAATTGCTGCAGTAACTCCAGGAACAACAACAGTTAACTCCACACCCGGTTTAAAACTTCGTACAACTTGGTCATCTGCAACCCTCTTTAAAAGAGCAGCAAATACATGGGTTGTTTTTGGCGATTTGACGGCGTAAGAAAATACACAGGAGAATTAAATGGGTAAAAGAGTTGGAAAAAAGTCACAAGCTTCAAACGACTTTTTAGAGCCGTTGGCGCCGACAAGCGTATCTGCTACAAATGTTGGAACAGGCAGAGCCTATAACAGTGGAGCAGCAGTTGTCTCATTTTCTTTACCCGCGCTTTCTCCTGCAGCCACATCTTTTACAGTAACAGCAAGTTCAGGTCAGACAGCAAGCGGGTCTTCATCTCCAATTACAGTTACCGGTATCCCTGTTAGTGCATCTGTGACATTTACAGTAACAGCTACAAATGCTGCGGGAACTTCTGCGGCCTCTACTGCCTCTTCTGCAATTGCTATTACAACAAGGCCACAAGCACCACAATCAGTTTCTGGCTCTGCACTTTCTGCAAACGTTAACAGAATTAATTGGACTGCTGGAGCCAACGGCGGTAGCGCAATCACCTCGTACACAATCACGGGCTCTGATGGAACAAACTACACAGGCATTTCGGGCTCAGCGGTATCTTATGATGCTACAGATAACACCCCTTCTGCCGCTTCTCCAGGCTCACAGACCTACACTATTGTTGCTATTACTGCGGTAGGTACCTCAGATGCAGCCGTGACAGGCACCGTTAATACTACTGCTCCGTTCTTCCCACCATTCTTTCCTCCGTTTTTCCCATTCTTCCCGCCGTTTTTCCCACCGTTCTTCCCATTCTTCCCATTCTTCCCGCCATTCTTCCCACCGTTCTTTCCGTTCTTTCCTTTCTTCCCACCATTCTTCCCACCGTTTTTCCCGTTCTTTCCACCTTTCTTCCCACCATTCTTCCCGCCCTTCTTCCCATCCTTTGGGTGCAACTGTGAAAGCTATTGTTGCTGCGGTGGCGTCCCTGCTTGCTGCGGTGGGTCCTGGTTCTGCTGATTAACTTAACGTGTTGTATGATAGGAAAAAGGAGGCATTATGCCAAAGTTTGCATATGTTAAAGATGGAACAGTCAAACATGTTCAATTTTTAACTGAAGCAGTCCCAGTTCAAGAAAAGTGGGTTGCTATGAACAGGTCTGGTGTTATTTTAAAAGAATCAACCAACTATAACGTAATGCCAGGAGATTTATTTTTGGATGGGCAATTCTATAAAAAAGAAGAAGATGATAGTACTACCTTGCTTGTAGAGGGAAGGTACACACACCCAAATTCAATAAGATTTGCAGGAATTATGGACGGTGAAGTGGTCGGGCAATGGGGAAGGCCTACAGAAGAGTTTGCTAATCAAGATGAAATAAATGATTTCATTGACAACATACTTACTTCAGAAATAATTGAAGTAGATAACCCAGACCAGCTGTCGGCTGAAGTCGGCTGGCTATACGACGGAGTTAATTTTACTGACCCAAATAATGATTAAAACACAACTTGTTTAATAAGAAGGTGGAAAAATGCATAATGAAAACGAAAACACATGGTTTACAAAAGATAGGTCAGAGACTGCATCAAATAGGGTTCCTGAACGGGCGCTAGATAATAACGTAAGTGTCAAAAACTTAGGTTTGGGCCTACACGTTTATCAAAATACCTTCTCTAACGAGGATGCCGCAAGATACATTGACACTCTGGAGTCCAACCTATCAACAGGTGGCAGGTATAAATGGTCAGAGGCTCAAGTTACAAACTCTGCGGTTCCAGTTAAGAAAGCAAGAGACTGTGTAGACTTTAAGTATAAGCAGGAAAACCTTGGGCCTAAAGATGAATCAAACGCTGAACTTATAGACCTGCATGAGGAGATATACCAAAAGCTTAAGTACTGTATAGATGACTATGCTAGATACTGGGGTATTAACGTAGTCTATTACGAAGCCTTTAACTTTGTAAAGTATGAGGGAAGCGGTACTCATTTTAATATTCACGCAGACCACGGCCCAGCGTACAACTGCACAGTATCCGCTGTTATTTACATTAACGACGATTATGAGGGCGGAGATATAAAGTTCCCAAGACTTGATAATCTAGTTTATAAGCCAAAAGTAGGAGACATTGCAGTGTTCCCCTCAAACTACATCTACGAGCATGCCTCCTTGCCAATGGTTTCAGGTACAAAATATTGCGTTGTCGTCATGACAGATATTAACGAGTTAGGGCATAAGTGATGTCTTTGATTGCCATATTTAGACCTTTTCGGCCATGGATAAAAAAAGAAGATGTTTCGACCCCTGTACCAACACAAACAGAGATTCCAACTTGGTATAAAGACGCAGACAGATTTGCAAAAATGCCAAACGGGGAGTACTACAAGGCGCCAAAAGAAGTTTGCCCTTTCCCTAAAGAAGGTACAACCGATGACTATGGAAAGATTCCCACATGGAAAGCGTGTCCTGCTATTTTGGATGCGTTTACAACTGGTTACCTTTTTAAAACTCCATGCGATTTAGTTTTTTATAAAAATAGCCAGGGAATCATAGATGTAAAAATTGATGACCCTAACTATAAAGATTTTTGTACCCCGCGGCCTCCAATGCCACAGTTTGAACATCCAAAGGGGTACTATCAAAACCATTTTGCTTGGAGTTCTCCATGGGGGTTAGAGCTTCCAGAAGGATACAGCGCATTGTTTATGACCCCAATGAATAGGTTTGACCTACCCTTTTTAAACACTACTGGTGTTGTAGACGCGGATAAAGTTCACCTACTTGGAACCTTTCCATTTTTTATTGCGGAAGGCTGGGAAGGCACATTACCAGCAGGAACCCCATATATGCAGGTTCTTCCTTTTAAACGAGAAGACTGGGAACACAAGGTAGAAATTTTAGACCAGTCTACAATGTATGATAAAATGGTTAATAACATGAAGTTTTACCGACAGCCTGATGGCGGGGTATACAAAAATAGTGTTTGGTCAATACGAGAGTATAGATAAGGAATAAAAAATGTCGACATGGACAGAAAAAAAAGACTTAGGCAACGGAATTTTTTGTTATAAAGGCGTAATTAATAAGGATATTGATGTTGTAGGCCGAATTGAATCAAACCTTAAACCAGAAGGAGATACAACTGGTTATGCCTGGCAACCCGCGTATGTTGGGTATAAGCAACTTATGCCAGAGTACAGAGACTGCAACGACTTTAAGTTTAAGAAGACAGATATAGAAAATGATACAAGCCAGACTAGTTTAAACCTACAGGCGTTGTGGCAAGATTTATACGACGTTAAGCTGCCTGCAGTTCAAGACTATTCAAGAATGTATAACATTAATAACTTAAAGTACTGGGAAGCGTTTAACTTTATTAAGTATGGCCCAGGCCAGCACTTTATGGAGCACCACGACCATGGCTTTTCTTATAACTGCACTGTTTCTTTAGTTTCATACGTCAATGACGACTATGAGGGTGGAGAGCTTTATTTTAGATTACAAAACTTAAAGGTTAAGCCAGAGGCTGGAGACCTGTTTATTTTTCCATCAAACTTTATGTACCCACATCAAGCAATGCCAGTAACTTCTGGAACTAAGTACTCTATTGTTACAATGCTTGATTACAGCAAAAAGTTTCACACTCCAGAAATGTATAGCGCAGACGCAGATTAATGTTTAACATTTTAGTTGAAAAAACACAAGGGGCTTTGTTTGATATCCAACCTATGTCAATTAAAAGGGATTGGATGGACGCAACAGCGGAAAATCATGCTTATAGATGCTTTCCAGTAACCCAATCAAATGTAATTGGTTGGAGCCTTTCTTGTTTAAAAGATATTGAGTTTATTTGGGACGGGGTAAATGACCAAACCCAAGACCATGTTCAAATATTTAGTCCAGAAGGTGCTTATTCGGGTAGGGGGCAATCCTCTATAAGTTTAAACACCGGCTTAGTATTTAGAACAGATGAGTCGGTAAGTATTTTTACCATTAATCCTGTAAATTATTTTAGTGATGAGTTTGAGACGATGTCGTCTTTAATGAGTACCTCTTTTTACGACAACCCTTTGCCTTTAGCTATTAAAGCAAAGATTGCAAATAAAAGGGTAGTTATCAAAGCTGGAACTCCAGTTGCCACCATTATTCCTATATCTCTATCAAGTCTAAACGAAACAAATATTGAAATTGTTGAGTACCAAGACCCAGGTAGCAAAAGATTAGCCGCAAATATTTCCTATGGGGAGGCGGCACAAAAGGTAAACTCTGCTGGAAAGTGGACAGACTGGTACAGAGATGCCTTAAATGAAAAAGAAGAAACTCAAGGCGCTCATGAGGTAAAAGTCCTAAAATTAGGAGTCACAGATAATACGAAAAAGGATAAAATATAAAAATGGAGCAAAATAAAGACTCGTACAAAGTAGTCCAAAGAACCCCTTCTATAACCCCGTCTGGCTGGTTTGGGGATAGCAAAGACATGATTGTTGAGCTAGAGAATTTTATGACTCAAGAAGAGATAGAGTTTTTAGAAAAAGCTGCCAAATCCTTAACAATTTGGGATGTTACTGAAAGTCATACAAATGAGAATGGAACTGTCACCTACGACTCAGACTATTGGAAAGACAGGGTTGCGACTCAACCAACCTTAGATAAAAATGACCCAAAGATATCCCCAATAATTGCAGGGCTATTTCAACGACTAAGACCAATTATTGAAGAGTTTTATAAGGTAGAGGTTCACCCAACGGGCACAACCATTGTTAAATGGCTTCCTGGGCAGTTTCAAAAGCCCCATGCTGATAAAGAACTTCACGAAGGCCCTGACGCTGGAACACCTAACGACTTCCCAAACTATGACCTCTCAAGTTTGTTTTACTTAAACGACGACTATGAGGGCGGAGAGCTATATTTCCCCCTACAGGGAGTGCAGTTTAAACCTAAAAAGGGTGCCGCTTACTTCTTTCCAGGAGATAAAAACTATATCCATGGGGTTACTGAAATAAAAAGCGGCTTAAGATTTACATGCCCCTTCTTTTGGGAAATTACAAACCATACAGGGGATAGAAAACCGTAATGACGGGGTACAATAAAACATATGAAACCAATTTACGATATCCCGCTTAACTCGGCTGAGGGCACCCCTGATTTCTTAAGTCAATTTAAGGGTAAAGTCACCCTATTGGCTAATACAACCGTAGGCTGTGGTAACGCTAATCAAATGGAAGTTCTCCAATGGCTTCAAGATAAATACGGTGGAGATGATTTCCAAGTTATTGCTATCCCTACCAATGACTTCTGTGGCCCTGGAGTTACTAAGGGTAAGTGGTCTGA